AACAAAAAGCGCATTAGTTACATTTGTTGGACCTTTGGATGTTTTATCTTCTTCAATATCTTTTAACTTTTTTTGCAAATCCATTAACTTATCTGTTGCGTCAGCAACATTTTTAATGAGTTGTCCAGCAACTTCATATGCTCTTGGCATTTCACTTTCTTGTGCTAATTCTAAAATCCCATTAATTGCTTCTTGTCCTTTTTCAATTATTGAATATAGATTGCCACGAGTATATTCATAATCTTTTTTTACATCATCATTAACCGTAGTTTCTTTGACAACATTACTAAGTGTATCCACATTTTCTGGTTCTGAAGAAACTATTTCTCCAGAAACATTAAATGTATCATTCAATTTGTCATATTTTTTTGTCATTTTCATAATGAACCACTAAATCCAAAATCATCTCCCAACTCTATCAATGCATTATCAGCAGCAGTAAGCAATTTAATTTGAGCTCCAGATACATGCGCTTGAACTGTTGTTGCATCAGCACCTCTCTTAACTGTCAATGTATTTCCAGATTTTGTATCAACATACATTTCTTCATTATCAATAACAATATAAACATTTTCTGAAATCGAAGAAGCATCATTAACAGTTATTTGTGTAGTATCTACTCCAATATCTTGAGTTAAATTAGTTACTACATTATCAGTATAACTTTGTATTGCTCTTGGTTCAACAGAATATGTAATTTCTCTTGATGGAGTCTTTGTAACATCTCCAGAAACATATCCAATAGAAACTTTTTTGATAAGATCTTTTGCTGCGGAAGATGCGGAAGAAATAGGTCCAAAAAGATAAGTTTTTGCAGTAAACCTTAATGTATAAATTAAAGCTCTCCTTGTCGTAAAGTCTCCCTCATAATCATCCTGCATTGATATGCTTTCTATCACAACTGGAACATCTCTCTTTTCGCCAATAGACTCAACTAAATTAACTGATAAATTATATGAAGGTTGAAAATAAGGTAGTATCTGCTCTATAATTTGGAGCATGTCGTCATTAAGTTTAGTATATATTGATAACTCAAAAGTCATATTATATGGAACTGGCATATATGCCTTTCTTACATCAGTACCAACTCCAGCAATAGAAGTTATAAAAGTTTGTGTTGTAGTAACTTTTCTACTTCCATCATAATTTAAACCCACAAATTCAAATGACATTCTTGGTAATGTAATTTGAACGGGTTTATTTAAATTTGGAGATTGCTCAAGTCTTGCTAGAAATTTTTGTGTTGGACCGTAAGCAAGAGGAACTTTAATTACACTTTGAACATTTCCAGAAGAATCCTTATGTTTTATTTCAATATCATTGAAAAGATTTCCAAATGAAATTACAGTTCTTCTTAGTATTTCGTGATAAAAATATTCAAACATTCTATTATATCCTGCCTTTTCTTTTCAATTTATAGTTAAATTTATTTATATTAAGGATTTCCAAAAGGATTGGATTCTGTAAAATCTAAAATTGTATCTCCTTCAGTCTCTATTTCATTATTTTGTGGATATGCATTTGTGGTATTAAATTCTTGTGAAGATTTTAATTGATATGTTGCAGAGCTAGTAGAACCTACTATTGTCTCTCCAATAATAAATTCTTTAGTTGGATTGAATATTTCAAGTTTTCCTGTGATAGCATTCCAAGATTTTACCAGAGCTGTAGCTCCACTTTGACTTCCAGTAATTGTTTCATTTAACTTGTATGTTCCTATACCAACCATATATGGAGAACCAATGGTAATTGTTGGTGCCGATACATAACCAGAACCAGCATTAATGATTCTAATGGCACTAATTGTTCCAGCAGCACTTACTACTGCAACTCCTCTTGCAGTAGTTCCAATTCCTGGAGAACTGAATGTAACAGATGGTGGTGAAGTATATCCAGAACCACCATTTGAAATAGTTACAATTCCAATAGCTTGATTTGAAATTCTTGTTGTAGCAGCTGCTCCACTTCCACCACCACCAACAAATACAACTCCAGGTGCTACAGTGTATCCAAATCCAGGATTAATAATTTGAACCCCCTGTACTTTTGAACCAGTTTCTGTTCCATCACAATTAATTAATCCATCAATTAATGTTGCAATACCAACAGCAGTGCCTCCATGCGATGGTGATGAAGAAATTGCTACAGTTGGTGCAGATGTATATCTTTCACCTCTATTTGTTACAATAATAGAAGTGACAGCTCCATTCACAACAGAAGTAAAAGCCGTTGCGGTTGAACCAGCAGCGACTAGTGTTAGTGTTTGTAAATTTGCTTCTATTTCAACACTATCATCTATTTCAGGTATACTTGTATCGAGAACTTCATCTTCAGGTCTAAATAATTCACAAGTTAAAGTATATACATACGTTTTCTGCAATTGATAAAAAGGTTTTTCATGTTCAACAAATTTAATTTCAAAAAGTCTATCTCCAAGAGGAAAGTAGATTAAATCTCCTTCTTTTGGACGTGTTGATAACTCAATATTTGGTATATTCTTTATCAATGGTTGAATATAAAGTTCAAATCTTTCTTTAGAAATTGTAATTGTTAATTCATTTAAAGCTTGTATTCCAAATTTTGAAAGTATATTTGTATTTGCTGCATACCCTTCATAATTTTCTACATATGCTTCAATGGGATATGAACTGTCGAATTTTGAAAGAATTACCTCTTTAATAATAGTATTTTTTGTCAAGTATTTTCTAGGAATATAGTATATTTCAACACCATACATTCTCAATTGTTCATTGATTAAGTCTTGAACTAGACTCTGTTCTGTCTTGGAACCTTGTAGAAAAAATGGATTTAGCATTATCCTATCATGTCCAGAGGTGGAAGTTCATATGTACTAGACATTCTTTCCATTAAAATATCGATTTCTCTCTGGGCATCATCATAAATTTGCCTGCCATTAAGTTCAACGCCACCGGGCAATTTTACTCCCTGAAATTTAATTAAGTTTTGTCCCCATTGGCGTTTAATGAGAGAAGTTAGATATGGTTTTAAAAATGAATCATTCCAAACTCTACTATAATCATTTGGGTTTAAAACTGAATAGCAGTCAATTATAAAATAATTTCCTACGCTGACGCTTCCCCAATCAATATCTAAATATAATCTATCTTGTCTTTTATTAAATCTTATCTGTTTTTGTGTATTTAAAAGAAAATCTAAGTCTTCTAGGTAACTTTTTACCATCGCATAACTCAATAATTCTGTTGTTCCCCAGTAGTAAATATCGTTTAAAAACAGTTGATATTTAACACTAAACATATTATGAGTTATAGTGTTAGTACCGTCAAAAGTAAAAATTTTATTGATGCCAATTATGTTAGGTGGAATTTGTAAATAATTGCTATTTTCATAATAGTTGAAGGTAGTCGCAGTTCCAACTATATTTGATGTAGCTGATGTGGTTGCAATTCCAACTCCAGTGTTTGGTCTTGCTCTTCCTCTATCAATATCTTCCTGGGTTATTTGATACTTGTAAAAAGTAGGATAAACACCATCAAAATGCCTTTCTTGAAAAAATTGAACAGCATCATCTACTAAATCTTCTATCTGCTCATCAGCAACGTTTATCTCCAAAACGGGCGCACCCAGTTTCCTTTTGCAATAGTCTATTAATTCTTGCCTAGTAGATGGTTGCGCCATTTTTTATGTCTCTCAAAATATTTATTAAATGTTTTTGGCTAAGTTAGAAAGAACTTCCTGTTGTTTCATATAAAGTTTCATGTAGGCTTTACTTATAGTTCTCAAATCTTCGACATCATCTATAGAATCTATTTCCATACATGCCTTTGTGTATTCAAAATTTTTAGATAAATTTTCCAATTCAATGTCATCTGGGTTCATTTGCCAATCTCCTCAGTAAGTGTTTTATTTCATCAATATCATCTTTAATATTAGCAACATCAGACTCAAGATTTTGTATCTTTTGATTCTCTTCACTTTTCATGTTTTTTCTTGACACATATTCTTGATATTCTGACATATTTCTATTTACGATTGAGTTTGTTTTTGGATCTCGATATAAATGAGAGTGTCCTTCAACTTTTAGATATTCCATATTATGCAAGAGCAATAACTCTCAAATCTTTCATTCTAGGAACATAAACTTGATTTGTAGATGTCATGATTATCTTAATTCTATAAGACTTAAACGAGGGTAAATTATCAACTGTAAAAGTATGCTCTTTATATTGAATTTCCGATGGTAAGAATCCAACATTAGATGCTGGAGGAACAAAAACATCAGATAATCCATCACTATCTGCAAGATTAATGATTTGTCCTTTTTCATTAATATTGTTATATCCAGGGAAAGGAACATAAATAGGACTAAAATTCTCAGACTCACTGATGGCATAAAATGCTCTTATATTTGAGTATAGATTTACATGAGCATTTACAAGAATTTTTAATGATGTAGCTGGATTTTCTAAAACAATTTCTTTTGATAGATATTGGAATGCTGTTGGATCTTCAGAGATGCTATTTACTCTATTATCAGTCGCATAATCTGAGATGACGCTATTAACTCTATTTGAAGTTAAAATTGTGCTAATTCTTTGAGTATCTATCACTGGAGTTACTCTAGAATCTATAGAATCTAAATTGATTCTCAAATTCATTGATTTATTTCCAGGAAGAGTTCCTAGTTTATTTGTTTCATTTATTTTTGAAGAAATGATACGAGGACTTGTTAAATAATTTGTTTTGTTCAGTGATACAGACTCAAAACCTTGATCTACGAAAGAAATTTCATTTCCACTAATACTAGAACCAGATATTGTTCTAACTTCAGCATTAATAGAAGTTCCTTGAACTGTTAGATTTTGGACAACAGGTGTTATTGCCTCAAATGGTATATTTTGAGTCGCTTTTGTATTATATCCGCCAGCAGTCTTTGTTTGATTTACATAAAGTTTTGGATAACCTAATCCATCAGTTCTTCCAGTTCCACTTGAACCCATATCTAACTTTATGTTATAAGAATCAAAAGTTATAGGATTTGAAACTGTAACATCACCCAAATAATGAGTTTTATTGATTCTTCTTAGTGATACACCACCAAGTTCGTACTTATAAACAGGAGTTCCGGCAGGATAATTTCTTGCAATAGTTCCATCAATTCCTCTAGAAATAGTTCCTCCAAGTGTTCCTGTAGATGTAGAGGTATATGAAATAATTTCATCACCAATAAGAACATATCCAATATTTGTTGTGGCAATGCCTACATTTTCAAAACTTGTAAGATTAGCAACACTATCTACTGATATAGATGCAGTTGATGATGAATTATAATCAACTGAAAGTTTTGTTGGTGCAACATCAGACTGTGCATTAGAAATTGTTACATAATTAGTTTCAAAATACATTCCATGGTTTCTATGGTTAACAACTATGTGTAGTCCATCATCAATTACATCAATTTCAGAAATTTGAACATTGCCACCAGAAGAACTATTCAACGTAGTTGTTAGTCCAGAATTATTAATGTATTGTACAGTTTTGCCGACACCAGAAACAATAAAGTCTCCTTGAACATTATCCAAAATAAGTTGACTTGTATTTGCAATAGAAACTACAGACAATCTGGCATTTAATCCTAAAGAATTGTTGCCAATTGTTCCAATTCCCAAAACATCTCCAACAACATATCCAGTTCCAGATTCTGAAATCGTTGCTGCAACTGCAACTCCATTTGTAATGGTAATATTTGCTTTTGCGTTTTTACCAACACTAGTAATATTGGTAAGAGGAACTCCATTAAATTGATATGTACCAGAAGATGGAGTATATCCAATACCAGCGTTAATGATATTTAAAGTTCCTGTTGCAATTCCAGCATTTCCAACGTAATTTCCAGTAGCATTTGTTCCTTGCTGTAAAATAGTATTACCTAAAACTAAAGCAGAATCTTGAAGAGTAGAACCAAGTCCTACTCTAATCTTTCTTGAATTCAATCTCAACGAGTTTGGCATTAATGTAGCAATTTCATTATTTCCTAAAGAAAGTTCTGGATTATAGAATTCTATGGATCCACTTGGAACAAACTCTGCTCTGTAGAGAGTAAATTTGAGATCTTCCCATTGACTTGGTTCCCAAGTTGAGGCATTTTGAGACTTGAAGAGAGAACCAAGATAAGGTTGATTAGAAATAAATGTCTGTGTAATTAAATCATTTTCACCAATTCTTGAAATATAAACATTATATTTTGTTGATAGTGAAGCCAAGCACATGCAATATTCGGTTCCGCCACCCTCCAAATATACTGGAGATTTAAAAGTAAATGTTGTTGGTACAGAACCATCTGCAGATACGTTAACTTCAGATGGATTTAAGATAACTTCAGAAAATGGAATTACTTTTTGTGTTGGGAATCCACCTTGCATGGTTCTCAACTGGAAAGTAACAGGTATATCTAAATCATCTTTTGAACTAAAGAATACTTCACACTTTGTTAAGAAAATTCCTGTTTCATCTTCAACCAAGAATGATTGTGCAAGAGGATCATACCAAACAATGTTTGTATTTGTTCTAGTAGATGAAGAAATTGCTTGTGTTGATATAACCTGAGTTCCAGTTGTTCTGGCAGTTGCTCTTTCTTCAAATTCTCTCTTGTTTTCAATTCTTGCATTTCTAACAGAAATAATATTTTCTTGAACGGTTTCTATCGTTCCGCTAGAAATAAATCCTTCTTCAGCAATTGTTGTTGCATTATTTTGATCGTTGGAAACATTATTAATAAGAGTAAAGACTTTATTTCCAGATTCAAATCGAGGATTATTGGTTTGATTTGGATTAGGAATATAAAAACTTCCAATTAAAGTTGCAGAAATATCAGAAATTAATCTGACATCTGAAATTGTTGCTTGTGCTCCACTTGTTTGTCCAACAAGAACCATGTCTTTTGCAACCCATCCAGAAAATCCTCCTTCTGGTTGATTTGAAAGAGAGAATGTATCAACATTTAATACTGTTGATGTTGATGAATAAGTTGATGGTAAAGTTTGTGCATTATATGGATTGATTGTAAAAATATTTGATGGGGAATCGTACTGTCCCTCTTTATGGTTTGCCTTAGCAACTCTAAAAGTAATATTAGGGTTACTATTTGCTGGATCTAATGGAACAATTCCTGTAGATACTGTTCTACCAACAACAGTTTCTCCAACTTGGAAAACACCAGAAATCATGCTTATTTCAAGTAGTTTTGGTACACAGTATTTCGTTACATTTACCCCATCAAAAAATGCATAAAGTTGAGTAGATGGTTTTACTTTTTTAGCAACAAATTGTACATTTCTCGATCTCATGAAAGAGATTAAGTTTCTACTTACAACTCTATCTCCAACAGAAGTATTATCAAATTGCTCTGTAACAATTGTTCTATTTCCAGTTCTTGTTTGAACTCCAGTATCTCTGACTTCTCTCAAAGTATCTTTGAATACTGTGGTTGTTGATTCAGTTATCCATTCACCACCAGTTAAATTACCATTTCCACGAAGTCCTCTTTGTCCCCAACGCCCACCACTATTTGTAGTTTCTGTTCTCTCTCTTGTGTTTTCTATAACTTCTTGTCCTGTCCAACTTGTTTCCCAAGAGTTCCAAATTGTGGGTGATAGTCCAGTTTGTGGATCTACGTTTAATGTTCTTGATGCTAGTGCAAGAGTTTCTGCATAATTTCCTTCAGTATTAATAACTTTCGCTTCAAGTCTTACAGTATCAACCCAAGTATCTGAAGCAGGGCTAAGTTCAACAGAACCCTGCCAAAAACTTACTAAAAATGGAGTTACACTCTCAGATCTAGTTGCAAATGTTTGCTTTAACCACTCTACTTCAGAGTAATTGAGAGTAATTACATCTCCAGTTTTCTTTATGTTGGTTCCTTCTGGAGATGCAAATGCCAAATCTCTATTTGGATCTACGTTAGTAACTGGACCTGCAATTAAATCAATAGAATCCGTATAATGTTGAGGTCTTAATTCTTTATTTTTAATATCAATACTATTTTTAAATTCAAATCCATTTTCTTGAGCAAGAAGCGAAGTGAAGTTATCAACAAAAAATCCAGACTTAAATCTATTGAGTCCAGAAGCATCAGGAACAAACAAATTGGAAGTATTTGTTTCTAGTAGTGATAAAGAAGTATAATATTCTAAGGTTCTAATTCTATTTTCAAGTTGTTTAATATCAACCATTCTATATCTCTTGTGCTCTAAGAAAGTTATAGAAGCTTGAGATATATCATAAAGATATGGTGGTAAAGATACTGATGCTATTTCTAAAGAATCATCAACAGAAACTGGTTTTTCTGGTTTTTCTGATGGTATCCCATACTTTATTTGGAATTTTCCATCTTTAGTCAAATAAACTCTGTCTATTCTTCCGAGATAGAATGAGAAGTTTGTAACAATAGATTCATTAGATGCTAAGATATTTGCTGCAGAATTTCCCGAAGTATTAAAAGTTCTTCCATAAAATTCTAATGGAGAAGGAGAATTTTGTGATACAGTATATGGAGAAACTCTGGGTCTTATATCAATAGTATCAGTATTTCTTGTTGAATTGACTGTTTGTATTTCCTTGACATAATCAAAACCGTCATAGGACTCTACGGTTGTTATATCTCCGTTGTCTGATGGTTGATAATATCCGTTTGAAAAATAAACTTTTAGTTTTCTATTAGTTTCTTTTGTTCCTGGTTTTTTGTTAATTACACCGTAATCATAAAAAGATGGATTTTGTCCATTGGAATATGTGTAATTAAAAGATACATTAAGACTTGATGTATTTAATGTTGTAACAACTGCTTGAATTTTTGATTCTTCAAAAAATACAACTTCACCTTCTTTGAAATTTGTATTATTTTTTAGAATGAAAGATATTTGAGAATCTGATAATCTTTCTGCACAAATAGCACTTGCTCCACTTGTTTGTCCTGTTATTATCTCCCCTATGAGGATATCAGATGTTTTTCCTGTTGGACCTGTTATAGATGACAATTCTGCAGTAGGTGCAGATGGGTTTGAAGTATCTATTGATTCATAAATCCCATGAATTTCTATAACATCTGGAATATTCAATGAAATATTTTCATCTTGGACTCTGGTTCCGTATGGATAATTTCCATAAGTTAATCCATCATTTAAAGTGGTTGATCCAATACCAGAAGAAGAATATTTTGATTTATCTATAATTAGAGAATTTACTCTATTTTTAATTTTAATCTTGGATTTTGGTTTAATTTTTCTAAGAGTAGCTACTAAGGTAGCAGTGCAATCAGAACCAAGATTATAAATTCTTAATTGATTTGAAGCTGCATTTAATGAAACTTTATCTGATGTTAAAGTTTCTGTTGTACCATCAGATCTAATTAGTAAATATCTCTCTGCATCAAATGGTAAAAATGTTTCGTTTTCATCTGCGACAACTGCAGCACTAAGTTGGTTATTTGAAATAATAACATTATAAGATTTTCTAATTGTCAATGATGCATCAGTTAAATCGACATTAGATATATTTGACTTTGGTAATTCTGTATAGAAAGAATTATCTGGTGAACTTTCTAAATTTGTTGCTACCAATTTCAAATCAGTTATTTGTAAAGTTGAATTTGGTAATAATCCAGAGCAAACACCCGTCACAGTTGTAACTCCTGTTACAGTTACTTCTGTTGTTCCTACGCTAACAACAGAGACAAAAACTGGATCGGAAGAAGTTTGATTACTAAACTTCAGAAGATTATTTGGTTTTACTTTTGAAGTAAATATTGGATTAGTACTCTTAATCGTACTAATGCCGATTGCATTATATGCACTAATTGTAGATACCCCAACGGTAAAAATTTCAGACTGTAGTGTGTCGGCTGAAAAAGTTGATGCCGAACCAACAATACCAAAAACAGATTTTACATCAGATATTCCATAAGAAGTAACTGCAGTAGCAACTCTTGTATTTTCTATTCCATTGAAAATAAAAGGTTCATTTGTAGAGAAATTTCCAGTTTTTTCATAAACTGTTAAAGCAGTTCCTGCTGATACTGAACTCTTTAGGAATGCAGTTGCACCACTATATTTTCCTTTTACAAAGGTGGGAACTTGTAAAGTGATGGGCTCATTAAGTGTAATTTCAGTTGTTGTTTGTACATCATATAAAGAAATATTCCACTCATTTAATTGTGAATTATTTGAATTATAAGAACCAGAATCTAATTTAAAATCATATACTCTAGCAACTCCTATTTCTTTACCAGATGCTAGAGTTGATGCTGCACCAATTCTTGAATTTCTTAAACTTAAAACATAAGTATTTCCAATTCCAATAGTTGGAGCTCCATGAACTCTGTTCAATTTTAAAGTTGAACCAGTATTATAATTTATGGATTGGTTTTTTAATTCTTTTGTAGTTCTTGGTTTTTGAACATCTAGAAAAGTAGGACTGATAGTTTCAATTTCATATCCTCTTACAAATGCTTTACCTGGAGAAATTTGATAAAGAGCAGTATCTTTCGATGGAACAGCTCCACCATAAGTTAATTGATTTGCGTTAAAAATTCCTCTATTTCCAAGATTATCATTTAGAGACTCTTTAACTGACAAATCAAAAGGAGTTACGTAATAATCTCCAGATTCTGAATAAGTTCTTCTTGCAAGTTCATCCTCTATAATACTATAATCTGTATTTTTCTTCTGAGATCTTAATACGCCATTGTTTATTGTCGCCAATTCAATGAAATTATTATCATCAAAATCATCTAAACTTTTTTTGAAGAGAGATGTTGTAATTTTTAATCTATCTGCTCCAGGTGCGGAGTAATTATTAAATCCACTAGAATTATCATTTAAAGATGGATCTATGTCCGAATTAATTATTTCTTCAGTTATTAATAGTCCAACTCTATAGCTTGGTTTGCTATCATATTGATCTAAAAGAATTGTTTCATCACTAACATTTAAAAATTGTCCTTTAGCAAAATACACTCCATTGGAAATAGAGAATGCAGAACCAATAGAAGTTGAATTTGTAGCAACTGTAGAGGCAAACGCTTCTCCAGATGCAATAATTGTATTAGCGGAAGATATAGTAATGTTTGAAGATAATAATTCTCCATCAGAGAATTGGAGAGTAGAATTATCTTGAGAATTTGAACTCAAATAGCTAATATAAAGAGTTGTATTTCCTCTTTCGGACTCATTGGATAAAATTATTTTATTTACAACTGCGGTTACTCCAGAAGTTAATCCTGTAATTTTTGAACCAATTAGTTGATTGATATAATCTGAAACGGGAACACCAAGATAATTATTTTCAAGTTCTACAGCATAGTATGTGGAGCTGTATGCTGTATTTCCTGGAATTACTTTTGCACCCTCTTTAAAAAAGTGCTGCCCAAATCTTTCGATTTGATTTTGAAGAATAGACTGTAATGTTGTCAGTTCTCTGGCTTGAACAGGATATCCTGGTTTAAAAAGAACCTTGTAATAGTCATTATTTGCATCAAAGTCATCAAAATATGGAGCAACATTGAGGTTTGTTTCTTGTGACATAATTCCTTAGAACTGCAAAATGACTTTAATATCTTCTTTTTGACTTGCTGATCTTGTGATAGAAGGTCTATTATCAACATAGATGATGTTTCCAGAATATTTTTTAACTTCTGGTTGTGCAACACCCATAGTAAATGATTGACCTAGATAATATTTCCTACTATTTATTACAGTTGAGATACCTGTAAATGAAGTCTGTATTGCTAAATTAGTTGATCCACCAAGAATGTTTAAAGAGCCACCAGCATCTGGAGTTGCAGTAAATCTATGCAATCTAAAACCATATGTTGGTGATGTATTTTGTGTTCCATCAGTATTAAATCCTGCCGTTGCTCTATCTTGCCAATATTTAAGAACCCCTGTTGTTTTATCGTAAGATACAACTCTTCCGACTGCAGTAGAACCTAATCCAACAGTTTGAGTAATAAAACTATCTGCCGTAAAAGTTGTAGAATCATATCCGGTGCCTGTTAATTTTAAAGCATATACCGCGCTTGCTTTTGGTAAGTCAAGATTTTCTGTAGAATTATATGCTTTTGGATTTTCAACTATTCCTATTCTAGAAATTTGATTTCCTGTTATAAAATCTGGATTTTCAGCGTCATTCTCAATTCTTGAATATATCAAAGCATTTCTAGCACCGAGTTCTCTATAAATATCCGCACCATGTCCCCCTTGTGGTGGAATAATTACGTTAAATACTGGAGATGTAGATCCAGTTGGAACATTTCCACCAACTAAGTCTAATGTACCAAAAGTATATCCAGAACCACCAGAAGAAATAGTTACCGACTCAACTTTAGAACCACTGTTAATAACAACAGTTGCTTCAGCACCATATCCATCACCCCTAATAGGAACTCTGGTATAAATTCTATTTGCAGTTCCTAATCCAACACCTCTGTTTTTTATAGTAACAATTTTTAACTGTCCACTTGAAGAGGCATTATTTCTAACTGCAGCATTATCTGTGTTTGTTTCCCAATCTGCAGGAACTGGTATAAAATTGGTTGAATCAAATTTTATAATGTCACTTGGTTTGATTGTATAAAGATATTTCCATACATAACCATCTCCACTAGTTCCCGCTTCTCTTGGCTCTAAATCAGTAAAAGTTGGTTCATCTAAAGATACTCTTCCAGAAGGGTTTTCTGGATTGGTTCCATTTTGGAGGCAAATATAAACTTTATAATCTGAGTTTACAACATAATAGTTCGCATCATATAAACTAATTGCATTAGAAGGTTTTGATGGATTTTCTGCTTTAATATCATGACGGTACATATCATAAGTGACACCAGACTGCCAAGTTATTTTTCTAACAACTTGCTTTACATCTGAAGGAGTCACTTTTTTGAGAGCAATCATTGTATCCCAATAATTATTCTCTTCATCAAAATTATCTCTTGGATCTGGAGGTGATGTATCCCAAGTTGATTTTACTTCAGTTGCATTTGGTAACCCAACAAAGGTATAGTATGAATTACTGGTTGATGCAACACTAGCAACAAATTCCTTTGCATTCAATATACGAAGTTGATCAGTTATGATTGCTGACATTTTACGGAGTTTTTTATCTATTTATTTAGAAATAATCGAGATATTTTAAAGGAGACGTTCTATTCAAAATTGCAGATGTAGAAATTCCAGAAGAACCATTTAAGGTATATGCAGTAAAAGATTTTGCAGATACTCTAGTTCCCAAATCAACTCTTCCCCAAGAATATTCTCCATAGAACTCTGTAGAACCTATTCCAGAGATATCACCTAAATTACGAACACTAACAGTTACTCTTTTTACATATGTAACTCCGACACCAGCAACTGCTGTAGTTGCTGTTGAAACAGAAGCTACTTCATAGACACAATCTAAGAATTGTGTGGTTATCCCCAAAATGGTATTGTTTTGATATAAAGAAGTAACTCCACTTCCAATATTGCTGTTATTAACAACAAAATAATCTCCAGTTTGAATACCACTAATAGTAGTGGCTACACTAACAATAGAAGTGTCTCTTAGATATGAATCTATTGGAACGAATAAGTCAAAAACAAATCCAGTGGATGCAACCCCTACGGATGTTGATGTTACTCCAACAATAATACCAAAATCACCACTATAAGAACTTGATTTATTTTTTTCGAAAGTAAGTGTTGGCGATTCAATTAGAACTGCAGGAGGATTAGATGAAGTATATCCAATTCCTGGTATTGAAATTGAAATTGAAGAAACTGTTCCACCAACCGAAATTGTCGAAGATGCAGTTGCAGTTGTTCCAAGTCCGACAGGTATATTATCATTAATGTAATAAGTTGTTTTTGGAGTTGATATTCCATATCCAACAGGATCTCCAATGGTAACAACTGGAGATGTTGTATATCCAACTCCACCATCTTTAATGACAATAGAGGATATTGTTCCACCAATCGATACTACTGCAGTTGCAGAAGCTCCAACTATATTATCTTGGGAAACCATAATAATATTTTGTTTATTTACTGTCGTTTGATTTTCTTTGACAGAATCAAAGAAAGATTTCACACTTTCAACATAAACAACAGTAGAACCAACACCAACAGATTGAATGATGTGTGTTGATGGATTGACTAATGCTTCATTCAAAATTCTACTCTTACTAATAATTTGTCCATTGATAATTTTATCAGATGTTTGTTTACACCATTCTACTGTTCTTTGATTTGCTGGATTTGCACTTATATTAGCGCCATTATATGGGTTGGTTTCAACAGTATCGGAAGAAATAACGTCTGTAACCAATCTTTCTTCTTGGTTAGCAATTATTAAAGTATCACCTACCTTTACAGTTTCAAGAACATCACGGAAAATTACATCAATATCTCCACTTCCTTTATAGAAAAGAATTTTGCATTTATCACCAGAGTCTGAACCATCAACTGAAGCACCTTTTGGCGCTTCTGCAAACGTTATTGTGCTGCCTCCCGTAAAAGTATATCCTTCTCCAGGAACTTGTAAGACATCATTTAAAAATACAAGTAAAGTTGCTTGTATATCAATATTAGAACCTTTTGCTGCCCTAATTGTTAATGGAGAAGAATTTTTAGATATTGTAAATGCTTTTCTAATGCCATTAAATTTATTTTCTATTTTATCTAAAACTTCCAATTCTCCAAGGTTCCATCCACTGAATTCATCCGAAATTGTTTTATCAATTGTTATTTGGAATTCCTTAAATGTTTTAGACGTGTCTGTTGGTATTCCAGTAAGTCCGCCAGATGCAATCGTTAATATTTGATTTTGTCCATAATTATATCCTGGATTTTTGATTTCAAAATCAATTACACTAGATCCTTGTCCGACAATGATATCAACTGTTGCTTGTGTTCCAAATCCAGATGGAGAATCTGAACTATAAATCAAAGGGATATCCGAATAAGATAGTGGACTATCAAATACTACAATTGGTGGATTTGTGGTTGTATAACCTGCACCTGGATTTGTAATTGCAACGCTTACAATATTTCCTCCACTAATCGCTGCAGTTCCAATAAATTCAATTGAACGTGTTCCAGTTGATACTGTAGTTACTCCAACTCTTACTGTTGTTTGAATTCCAGCTCTATATCCAGAACCACTATTTCCAATACTAATTGAGGATATTGTACCTGCTATAGAAACAATTGCAGTGCCGCCCGCTGCTACAAGAGGTTGATATCCAAATCCATTTGTAGAACCAACAGAAACGATTATTCCACCAATGGGTATTGATGCATTGTTTGGATCGTATGAAACAGATGTCGCAGCTCCTGTAAAGGTAATGCTGGTAATTCCAGATACTTCACTTAAACTATAATCTTGAGGTGTGGATAATTGTCCAGTAGGACCTTGGAAAACTCCATTTATTAATACTACAGAATTATTAGTTGAAAATCCTGTAACATTTTGCTTATTTGATTTTAAAGTAAATATCTTTTGGGTTGCATTGAAAAATTCAGAAATATCATCAAAAATATAATTTTTGACATAAGTTTCTTCTACACTATTTTCTGGAGCAGATCTTAAGAAACTTCTTCCTTGGAATTTGGAAAAAGTTGTTATACCTACCCAGTCTCTTTCATCTGGAGGATTAGTTGTACTTCCAATAGGAACATGTCCTTGTGGAGCAGTGATGAAATTAATTGTATTGTCTACAATATTATAATTTCCTTGTACTTTGGTAACAACAGAATATTCGGAGTGTGTAGATAAACCAGTTCCCATCCAAGGGCGATTAACCAAGATGTGATTTGTACTTCCAAGTCCAACAGTATCAATTTTCATTATTTCATCATCTATTTTAATCAAGTCTCCACTAAAGAAAGAGGTAATACCAGAGAACTGAATTATATCATCAACAAGTCCAATATGAGTTGTTAATCCAGTAGTAACAGATGTCGATACAATTGGGGATTGGAAATAATTATCAAGGGTAATTATGCATTTTGAATTTTGATTCTTTGTAGTAAATGTGTGATATGTTCCAACACCAACTGAAGTTATATCAAGAGGAACAGGGATAGTTTTTAGAGCATCCTCGGCAGATCTAGCAAGTTTTATCTTTTGCTCATTAACTTTAATTACAAAAACAGATGATGGCAGAAGATTTGTTTCGCCAATCCCAGCAAAAGAAGTTGTTCCTATTCCTATTGGACTTGAATAATCAGTATTATATGAATATGATAATTCTTCGCCTGTTACAAAGAAGTGTTCTGGTATTGAAATTGTATCATTTGAGATGTCAACAACAGATGAACTTGAACCATTAAAGTTTCTGAGGAATATATCTTTTTGCTTGTGTTGTAAATTAAATGCTCGTCTTACGTCAGACTCTGTTCCTTGATAGAATCCATATCCAGAACTTATTACCGCATTATTTAAATCTATTTCTATCGATGAACTATCTTCTACATCAACTAACTGCAAACTTGTTTGGAAAACACGAACCTGAGCATCTATGTTTGGTAAAGGAGTAAAATACAAGTTAGTATATGATGAGGATACTGCAGCACCAACTGTTCCCAGTCCAGAATGAGTTACTAAATTAGCATATTCTGTAATATATGCTTGTGTTGTATCGTTTAAAACGATTACCTCAGACATTTCATAACGATTATTTGTGGTGTCCTCTACACTTATAATAAAGTAACTGCAGGTATGATCATTTGGAGTAGCATTGGGATATCTTGAAATAATATTTTCAGTTGGAGTTGCTGATGAGGATATGGATGTAAAAGATGAATCTAAAAATGCGATATTTTCAGAATAAATTCCAAGATATTGTGTTCCTATTCCTGTGGATAAAGTACTAGCAATAGAAACCGTTACAGCATTAACAGTTGCTGCTATACCAACATTAGGAGTAAAGTCTACCTTTACATTTCCACCAGAAATGTAAGCATTATATGTTCCTAAACCAGAACTAGAAAATACGTCTGCAGAATGATTCGTAATTTGTCCATAATCAAGCAATTCTACATTTGTTCCATCATGAATTAAATTCAGTTCATCAAACTGAAGTTGTCCATTATTTCCATCAATTTCTAAAATTATCTTGGATGTTCTATAAGTTGATGCTACTGATACTATTGTGGTTGTTACACCAACAGAAGTTGATACTTTAGACGAATTAATAGTTACTACATCCCCTAGAGATGTAGTACCGACTCCTGATATAGAGGGAAGAATATCAAAACTAATGTGACTGATATTGTAGTTGTTTACTGCATATTTTGTTGGATAGAATAAGAGTTGTCCTTCAGTTCCAGAAATTGAAAAATCAAAACTTCCCATATCAAACTGACTTTCTACCCTACCATATTGATTTAAATATCCTTGAGAACCATTTTGAAGTAAAGAAACTATTAAAAATTGTCTCTTGTTAGTGTCTCTTTTATCTACCACATATGTAAAATATTTTTTGGATGTTCGATTAAGAGGGAATAAGTCAACTACAGAATATTTCGTTGGTCTTGGGTTGCTATTAAATTGGGTACTAATATCATCAATTATTAATACTCGGTTTCCGAATGATTCATAATAATCTGTTAAAACTTTTGAATTGAAATAGATTTCATCAGATATAATTTCAGATTCTAATGTTAGTGCATTTTCAGTAATTAAATCAAAATCACTATAACAATTTGTATTAGCTTCACCATAAATATCAACTACTATATCAAGAGTTCCACCTCTAAAATCTGAATATACACCTTTGTAATTTTTATCTTTAGACTCAATGATTAAATCGCTAAATTTTAAGAAACCTGCGGTGTGGTTAAGAGAACTTACTGGATCTTGCCATTTTTCTAAAGAAACTTTTGATTTTAGTGAATAAGAGAAGTTTTGGTAGTAGTTATTATCAGAAATTCTTTCCGTATCAAAGTTTAAAAATCCAGTATTTTTACTCCATCCCCTTTTAACTATTGAAGTGGGTGCAAGTTTAATTTCCGAGTTAATATCTATTTTAGACTTAATAGCTCCTTGAGTTTTAGATGTTTGTCCGACTAATACATCTCCAACTTTAAAGTCTTTTGTAGAAGAAACTTTAAGTAGTTCAATTTCATTATTCCAACTTTCAACTTTTCCATTATTATCTTTAGAAGAAACTGTTTCTCCAAGAATAAAATTATTTTTCTTTAATTTTGCATCAAATACTGGGAAATCCTTTTCTGCAATTATTCTTCCAGATGAATTAATTGAATCATAATTTCCTGGAATTTCACCGTCCTTTAAGTATCCATTTAATCTATATGTTACAACTCCCACACTCCCACCTAGAGCACTTGCTCCAGAAGGTACTTTAGTTAAAGTGAATAGGGCATATCCATAGTTGGAAGAATTATAACCTTTTCCTGTAGTTCCTATTCCAATACTTGCATTTGGATTAACTGATATATTTTCAATTAAAACTTTATCACCAACTGAGAATGGGAAAGAATCACTAAATCCAGTATTAAGTCCAACACTAACTTCTTTTGTTGTATTGTTAAAAGTAATATTTCGAATTCCTACTCCATTTTGATTGTTGGTAGGTATAATTCTAGGTGTTACATTATAAATTCCAAAAGTATTTTTTAAAATTTTGACTTGAGTATCTCCAACCTTATATGATAAATCGACATCATCGATAACTTTCCCAGTATATCCGTCAACTACAACAAGTTTTGGTGCAATAAAGTAATTTCTTCCAGCAGAAGAAATTCCAATACTACTGAATGATGACAAAGGTTCAATCGAAAGAATTTCGGGTAAATTGCAAACTGGTCTTAAAGTTTTGTCTGATGGGAAGTCAAATCCAATATCTTCTATTTTATTTGAAACAATTTTTCCAATTGTTTTGCTTGCAGGTTCAAGTATAAAACCATATCCATTTGCAGATATAATAGTAGAGACACCAACAACATTTGAATAACCTTTTCCTGGATATGTTATAGAAATTTTTTCTATTCCACCATCAGCAGAGTTTGATTTTGTAGAATATGTAATATTTGCATTATTTGAATTGTAGAAAGAACTTTCTGGGTTTTTGGACAGGTTGTATGTAAATGTTGTAGAACCTATTCCAGAAACATTAAAGGTTCCTTCATACAAACTACTTACTACTTCTATTTGATTTGAATTTGAAACTTCTGTATCAATGTAGAGTTCTTTTTTATTTTGAGATACAAATTGAGAATTAATTGGGGAAAACTTATAGTATAAGTTTAAAGGAATAAAATCATTAACTTTTAAAGTTAATGCCGCATCTGTTGATATACCAATTCTTCCAGTTTTTGTTACTTCAAAACTACGATTAACTTTAGATGAATCAAATACATTTTTAAATTCAGAATCTACATAAAGATTCATATCAAAAGCAGGGTATGAAGTAGAACCACTTAGATTTGATAGAGATGCGTCTGATAAATCAAATTTTACAGTATTATTTTTATATGCCTTAATTGGGGGATTAATTAAAGATAAAGTTCCTAGAGAAGAACTTGTTATACTAACCACTTCTGGATTAAATTCAAAAGTTTGGTACTTATTTTTACATAACTTTATTTTATTATTTGTAAATCTATAAATGTAATATATTTCCTCATCATTTAATCCACCACATGGAGATGTTGAGGTATGAATTACTTTATCGCCATTTTCAAATCCGTGATTTGTAATCTCTATAGTATTATTCAAAATATCTACATTATCAGAAACAAAATATTTTGGATTAAATACTATTCTTCTGTTGTAGTCGTCATATTTGACTGTAATGACAGTCGTTATTCCTGATTTTACATATATATCAATCTCATCATTTAAACTCAGTCCATGTGTTGATGCAGTAGAAACAGTAACATAATTTTTAGTTATTTCTCCAGTAACAACATTTTGTTTTTGAGTTTTGAAACTATGATAAACACCTGTTCCAACCCCAACAAAGTAAAGTAAACCGGTACTTGCTGTTGTACTTGCAATTCCGACAAAAGTTCCAGTTGATCCTAAACCAACTTTATACGTTGATACTCCAATTAAATCATTTGAAATTTTGCCGACGTATAATACTGATGAATTGGAAAGTGTTGTTATAATACCACTTGCATTAAGAATTGAAATAGAACTGCCATCGTTATTATTATATTTTAATACATCGCCAGTATTTAAATTATGTTTTGGAATATAAATTGATTGGGTAGGAACAAAGATTTGAGTTATTCCAGCTCCTGGATTTGAGAAGAAAATAGTTGCTCCAATTCCAATCCCAGTTCCTGTACCAATTCCTAGTGCTTCTACAGGATTAAAATAAATCTCTTTATTAAGTTCAAAAGTTACTTCATTTTCTGGAGAAGATTTGAAAGTAAATTTTCTAGTATTCTCATATAAAACTGTAGAGGCAGTGTGTGCAGAAGATACCGTGTTTTCTTGAGATCTTAGAACTCTAATTCTTGAATTTAAAGTATCAACGTTTAAAACTTTTACTTTTTCATTACCAACAGAAATAATATCGTTTTCTCTTATTGAAAAAACATTCGAGTTTAAATTACCAGATACATTCAAATAAGTTACAATTCCAGTAATACCATTTGTACCAACTCCAGTATTTAAAATAAGTTTCTCTGTTCTTACACCAATATTGAAATTATTTTGAAGATAACTGATTGATGTATTAATGCCAGATAGAGAAACTAAATCATTATTTTTTAAGTTGTGATAGGATGGAGAGAATGCAATATATGATCCATTAGCATCATAAGGAATAATTTCAAGTTCAGATATGGTAGTGGATGCAACTGAAATATTTGTTACTGTTTTGCCTTTTACTTTACTGACTTTTGCCTGCGCTTTTTGGGAAAAACTATTTCCACCAAAAATAATTTTATCATTAACTTTATAACCAGTTCCTCCAGTTACAATTCCTATAGAATCAATACTTCCCTTTGTTACTTCTTCAATATTAATAGTTTGTGGTTTTATTTTATTTGGTTGGAATAAGAAGTCATAATTTGCTCTAGATTCCGTTAAATTATATGGAGTTGTGTTTCTAAACCAAGAAGAATCATTTAAATTATATGATGTTTGATTATAACCTTTTGTATAATTAAAGGAATTTGGTTTTGATTTAAACGAATTTCCTATTAAATAAGGAAAAACTGGTATTCTATACTTATAGAATGTTGAAGAATTTTCAACTCTATCTGGATTTATAGTTGCAAAATAAGCATATGTTCCATTTGGAAATTCTGGAGTGATGCAAAAACGTCCATTGTGCTCATCCAAATCTCCAGAATTATTAAATTCATAATCCTCTACAAAGAATCCTTGTGTATATGGAGGTCTATTAGGTTTAGTAACTGGTGCATAACCAGATTTCATTGCTCTAAAAGTGCTACCACCAGATTTTTGAGAGAAACCATATGGACCATATATTGGATTTCCATCATATGCCCAACCAATTATTGGTGAATGAATTCCAGATGGAGATTCTTCTCCACCTATCTTTGATAAATCTGGTATTCCATATTGAATTTCATTATCCTGATTCTTTCCATAAATAGACTCTCTTAATTTTCTTGGAGCATATAAATGGGTATATTGAATACCAAATTCTTCATTTGATGATGGGGATAAAATTCCATCATCATCAGAAATAATATTTAAATATTTTTCAAATAAATTGACAGTCCATTTTTGAATATTTGCGTTGAATAAAGCTTCACTACCATTTGGAATTATTGAAACTCTAGTCTTTTCCGAATACCCTATTCCAGGAGCATCAATTTTTACTGATTTAATTTTTCCATCTTTTATAATAGGAACCAATTTTGCATATTTACCAGTTCCAGAAACTACAATCTCTGGTGGTGAATTATAATTTGATCCTTCATTTGTAACTAAAACTTCTACTATTCTACCATTATTAACTATGGGGAGGAGTTCAGCAGACGAACCACTATTAAGAGTAAAAATAGGTTGTCTATTATAATTAAAAATATCAGTTACTCCATATCCAACTCCAGAACTGGTTACTTGTACAGATTCAATTGTTCCTCTGACTATTGGTTGAACTTTTGCAGAAAAATCTTGTCCAGAGAAAATAGAGACTCCTATTTCTCCAATAACAGAAACTTGAATGGGTTCATAATTGAAAGTATGAGTTCCAGAACCTGTTGTTTTTAAATCAATATATTGCTTATTATTAAAATAGAATAACTTTGCAGTAGTCCCAACACCAACACTTGACAATTTAAAATTATTATTATCAACTTTAGTTACAATATAAGAAGTTAATGAATTTATTCCAGATACTGGAGATAAGTCATATGAATACTGAACAATATCTCCCGTATTATATCCATGATCAATTATGTTGATAGAATTAGATGCTGTATTAATTCCAGAGGGAGTTGTTGCTCTTCTTTTATTTTCATAATTTTCTCCAGAATCAACAATTACAATATTTGATATTATTTGTTTTTTATCAAAAGATTGTATTTTATGAACTCCAATTCCATAAGAGTTTAGAGATACGGTATTAAGTCCAGAAGTTGCATCACCTATTGTATTGTAGAGTTTTATAGTTGATGCATCTATAGTTTTTGCAAAGTAAATTGAATTTGTAACAATTCCAGAAATACCTTGCTGCCCATCAGTTTTATAAACTACTTTTTCAATATTTCTGAATTTATGATATGTAGAAAACCCAATAGTATTATTTGTTAGATTTACAAAGGCAGATTCTAAAGTTGCATTGAAGGAAACTGAATGTTCTATAAATTTTGTATTAACCTCTGCTTTTGCTCCTACACCATTTCCGCCAGTTATTGTAATTATTGGTTTTGACACATAGTCAAAACCAGAATCTAAAATGTCAATTCTCTGGAAAGAACCTTTAACAGCGCAGATACCAGTTGCTCCCGTTCCAACTTTGTCAGTAATGGATAAAATAGGAGGATTAATTACATCATAATCTTTTCCTTTAGATGAAACATCAATACTTTCTATAGATCCATAATAAATTACATCATTTGATTTGTAATTTAAAATTTCTACGCCATTAATTAAAATACCAGTTCTTCCTGGATTAGTAGTATAATTACCACTTTCATTATTTGGAGATTTAATTTCTTTTAATAAATTCTGATGTTGAATATCTTTGTTATAAAAATCTAAGGGTTCTATAGTATTTGATGTTACAATGCCAGATACAGAAATGTATTGTTTATTATATAAATTGGCTTGACTGGTTGCTAATTTAAATTGATTAGGGCTACTAAGTCTTTGCACATAGTAAACTCCTTCTTCCATGTTACTGAATTTACTTGTAGTTGTAACTTCAGTGCCATCTATAGTTTGTTTGTTAATAAAAGGTTTGTAATAAACAGCGTCTCCAGTGTAATATCCATGATCGGGGACAGTAACAGTAAATGTTTCTCCACTGTAAGGTCCACTTAATGTTATTTTTCTGTCATAAAAATTTAATGGTTGATTATAATAAGTTGGTAGAGAAGATGCTGCAACTAAAACATCTTGATTAAAGTTTGCATAAGTATTTTGTACATTTGAAGTATATGGTGTAATATATGAATACTTTGAAAGATTTGAACTTAGTTTTGGTTTGGAAAGAATTCTTTGAACAACAAATTTTAAACCACTTATAGAGATACTTCCCTGTCCAGTTATTGAAAAAGTAAATGCGTCAGTAATACCATTAATATAACAAGATTTTGATGATGAAGTAGAATCAGTAATAATTAAGTTGTCACCAATACTAAAGTTATTTTTTACATACGTTTTGACTCTGTAAGTAAAATTAGATGAATCAAGCAAAGTTATTGATTCTACATCAAATTTTGTTGCTAGATTGTAAATCCAACTATCAGTTTGTGGACTAGATGTTGTGATACCAAGAGATTTTATTGTTGCGGTATCATTTTTAGAAAAATAATAAGTTGGACTATTTACTACAAGTTCTGATAAAACAGAACCTACTCTCACATCAACTCTAGATGTAGTTCCGAGTCCAACATATCCATACGCATAAGCATCTAACCGCACATCTTCTGAAGAATTAATGCTTCCAGTTAAACTTGATACTCCAACAAATTGATTTACTGTCTTTGATGAATACGATACAATACCTGTTGATCCAGAAGAATATTTTACAACTAAATCTCCAGATTTGGGAAATCCAACAGTAGAGTCAACATCTATAATTGAAGAACCAGCAGAAACTGCTGTGATCACTTTTGTTTTAGGGTGGACTGAGAAGTCTCCAAATACACTACCATCAAATGTAATGTCTTTAGAATAATCAAAGTCAACACTTAGTTGATAATATTCCTTTCCGCCATAAAAAAGTTTTTCTACATCAGTGACAGAAGCATATGCTTTAGGAATATTATAGTTTGAATATTCATTTTGAAACAAAGTATTGTTTAACAGCTCTAGAGGATTACCAGATATTGATTCTACAACTAAATCTTTTGTAACTCTATATTGAGCATCAGAGGGTCTAAAAAGATAGTCTCTTGGTTTAATTACCTCTACTTTTTCTCCATATAAAGCACCAAATAGTATTTTGAAAGATTCATCAGTGCCTTTAGTTTGATAAAAATCTTTTGCTCTAGAAATAAAGAGTCTCTCATTTACATCCGAATCAAGTTCTCTCTCTTCAAATCCAGGTGTAAACTGATACTTTATTTTTGTGAGAAATTGTTTTAATAGAAGGGAGCTTAAATTTATAACTTTTGTGTCTTTTTTGTGCTCAGCAATTTCTGAGGTAGAAAATGTTAAACTGTCTGTAGAAACAACATTTGTATAAGAGGTAACTCCACTAAATCCCCTTACACAACCTATAAATGAGTTATTAGTTTTTCCTGTATAAAGAATAATTTCATCATCAATTTGAATTAAACCATATTTTTCTGGGAACTGATAAGTTCCTAAAACATTTTTTGTAATGTCAAACTTAACATTAATAGTAGTATCAAAGAAAGAAACTGCAGCAGATGTCTCTGTAAACTCACTGCTATCAGTTAAAGACTCTAATTTTAGATATTGATCTATGTTCTGTATTAAATCAACAGAAGATCCAGGATATTCTTGAGAAATATAGTACTGCTTTAAAAAGTCAGTAATAAGTGGAAAATCTTCTCTTACAAAAGAGGGTAGTTGGTGCTCAACTATATTTTGAATCTGTACTCTCTTGGAATCTGTTGATATCATTTTATCTTACTAAAAGTCCGTTTGAATAACTTGAAGAAACTAGGTAACTAGTTCCTGTTATATCGTATCCTGAAGAAATTTGATCTGGTTTTGTATTAATGACTGTTTTAGATGAATCAAGTTGTAAGTATAAATCTTGCAGTCCTATTACATCATTAGAATATGGAGAGGCGGAAATTTCTATTAAAGGAAATCCTCTATTAATGACAGTGTTTGTAATATTAATTGGAGAAAGTTTAATTTCTCCCTTAACATAATCAATGGTTCCAATGTTTTTTCTAACAATTTCTGGTTGTGTAGGTGAAAATAATCTAAAGAGAAAAATGGATCCAGTTTGTTTATCCTGATTTGCTACATCTGAAAGATATACTGTGCCAGGAATTCCACTAACATTAAATCCAGAAGACTTGATGTTAAAACTATTTTCACTAATACCATTAATATTTAATCCAGAATATTCCATATTAATGACTTTTTCGTCTTTAATATGGAATCTATTTCCAAAGCAAATTTCATATTCAGCAAAACTATTTAACACAACTCTCATATCCCTTCTCATGATAATAGTTGTGATATTGGATGTAATTGAATCACTGCTATCATCAATTACCTTTAGAAATTTGCTGTATTTGAATCTGGCACCAAACTTATTAAGTTCTGTTGATTGAGCATATCTATCAACTGTATTAGAAATAATTGTAGAAACCGAATTTGCTGATTGTGCTAAATTTGTATTATAATATGCATTAATTGTTGGTTCAATATAAAGATACTTAAGATCGATAATTTCTGGAACAATTCCTGCTACAGAATATTTCTTGAGTTCTCTCTTTATATTATCTTTAATATAGTTGGATAAGTATGCGCCATTTGCAGGTTTAATACTGATATAAACCTTTCCAAACTGAGGGGGAGTTAACTCCTCTCCACCAAATGCAGAAATAGATTCTGTTTCATTGTATATACTTGGAACAATGGCTTCATAATCTTTTGCAGTTACTGCTCTATTTTGAGATGCATAAATTCTAGATGCATACTTTTTAATAGATTCTACACCTTCAATATCTTTACCAAAAGCAGAAATTTGATTCGTTGTAATCAGAGAAATTCCAGCAGCAGCGGGAGTATTTTCTCTTGGAGAGATGATTTTTCCACTAAAATTGAATTGAGAGATATTATTTGCTGCCTCCCCATTTGAAACCAAATAAGACACTTCAAGATAGTTTGGAGACTGTAATTTGGTTCCAAATACACCATCTCCAAATATTAATTCATATCTTTCATCTTCAATTTCTTGTACAAAGAATACTGGAGAGTCTGGAGTTATAGTGAATAAACTATCTGCTTGAATATATTTTCTATTAATATCTGCAGAAACGTTTGGTTTCCAAACTACTCTTATTGATGAGGTATCAATTTGAGAATTTGGAAGAATAAATCTCTGATTAGGATCGTATGAATCTACTGTAAATGTTGTAGTGATATAAGTGCCTTCATAAACATCGATACTGTTAAATGATGCAATGTTATCAACTACAGGAACAGTGATATCATCAAGAATAGAAAAAGTATAACTCTGATTCCCAAAGGCAGATGTAGAACAAATAACGCCTTTTTTGAGAGTTAAAGTTTGTGGTTTTGTTGGATATGCAGTAGAGTTTGAGGTATCTACAAAGAAGGATATATTTGCTTTCGACGATTTTCTAGATTTTGGAACATAACCAATATTTCTAGCAAGAGAAACTACATTTTCTCTAAGGGTTGCGCTATCAATAAAAACTTCATTTGATACCATATTGGCATTGTATGAAGTAATATAAGTGTTATATGCCAAAACATCAAGAATTACAGATAAATTAGATCCCTCAAAATCATAATCCGTGAAATTTGAGTTGGATCTAAGATAATCTTTAATAGATGTTTTAATCTGATCGAAATCTAGATTTGTAAAATTAACTAGTGGCATTATCGTGTTGGCTGTAATGCAAATGATAATTGTTGTGGTTGTGCGTCAATTCCAACGATATAATATTTAATTGTGACGTTTAATTCGCCGTTATCATAATCCGGAACTGCATCGACTGATATTAATTCAACTCTAGGTTCATAGTTTTTAATAACATTTTCAATTTCATCTCTAACTGATGATGCAGTAATGTCATCTAATGACTCAAATAACAAAGAATTCACTCTTGAACCTAAGTTGCTATCAAAAAATCGCTCACCTCTGTTAGTAAGAACGAGATTACGAACAGAACGAGCGATTGCATTCTCATTTGTAAGCGCAATCAAATCATAGGTTAAAGGATTAACCTGAAAAGACATGCTAATGTCTTTAAATGACTTACTGACGCGCTCTACGGGCATTGAATATTATAATTCTATCTTATTTATTACCCTTTTATGGATCCATAAGTTGGTTCAGTACCATAATCCCAGTCATCATAGTCGTCATCATTACGAATTTTTTCATGAATTTCGTTTTGATGGAAAAAATCATGTTTTTTGGGAGTTAAATCGTCACTTGCAATCTCACGAAGCATCTTTTGCTTCTCAATTTTACCTTCCCAACCGTATTCTGATGCTAAAAATTGAGTTCCCCACTCATTTTTCATAAAATTTTCGTCCTTATCGACTTGTTTTGTCATTTTTTGCTCCTGATTTGTTAAATCAGAACTTTTTACGGGGTTTCTATCCCGAAATCTGAGATATTTTGTCGATTAAAAGTATAATTTTTTTGAATTCTAATGTCTCTGTTGTTAAATACCCAACATTCTCCTGTATTATCTAGGAAGACAACCCATTCCAAGTCATGTTCTTGTGAACGATCTATCATAAAAAATGCCCAACCCTTACCTTTGGGGGTAAGAACTGGGATTTGTGGATTAAGTTGTAGCATTTTTAGTGCTTAGTGCATCTTCTTCAAAAGGAAAAGTCAACTCTTCACCTTCTTTTATGTCTCTTAGGGCAAATATTTCATCACTAGTGCCGCCAACATTAGGATGTTCGCTCCAATTAATAAAACGATCATGATCAAATGGGAATCTATGCATATTAGTAACGGGATCTAACCACCCATAGTGAAGAATATATTCTTGTGCCTTCTGCGGTAATTCAGAAAATTGTTCTGGTGTCCATTCTCGATCAAGTCCAGGAGTAAACTCCCAGACTTTAGTTCCTTTTGGAATGAATTCAGATGCAAACATTCCAAATCCATGAATAGAACTTTTTTCGAGATAGGACTTAATCAATAACATCAGCCCTTACCTTGCCCGCGATATTTCTTTTTACGTCCATTACGAGAAGTTGCGCTGAGTAATGTACGAGCTGAGCGTCCTTGTCGAGTTTTCTTAGGTGCTCCAGATTGAAAAGATACTTTACTACTTCCACCAACTTTAGCCATTAAATTTCCTCCAATTCGATGAGTTCTGGTTCAATAAGTTCTCCCGAGAAAAACGATTCTGAGAGATCTTGAAGAACCTCAGTACATTCTTCTGCACTGAGGTTCATATAGATTTTACGCCCTTTATAAAGAATATTATAAAGTTTTTCCATCAGATAATACGAGTCTTTTCGTGCCCAACACGAATACGAGGATCGCACCAAATCTCAAAACCTTGATCTTTAGCATCAAGACAGAATGAAACATCCTCACCACACATATCCTG